AAAGTTCGTTTCTATGGTGACTCAATGATTCTTTCTTATCAAGCAGAAGTTTTACTTAAAGAAGTTTATGGAAGCAATTTTGAACAAGATATCGAATCAATGTTAAATCAAATAAAGAATTTCTTGCAAAAAGAATACAGAGCCGTTACAGGAAAGTCAGTTACTCTTACATCAAAAGGTGAGCCCAATATCCTTGTACAATCCACTTCAAGAGTTCGTAATTGGGTTGAGGCTCAACAACACTTCAAGATTGGTTCCATTGAATCTATGCCTATTCTTGAGCCTTCAATAGACCAGACAAGAGATGTTACAAGAAAGTTCTTAGAGCAATTTTCTGATAAACGTCCGGCAAACGATAAACGCAAAAAAGGAGCGAATCAAAAATGAAAATAACAAACAATCAATTAAAACAGATAATTAAAGAAGAACTTAAGATAGTTTTAAATGAAGCTTTTGGAAGCAGTGAACAATATTCGATAAAAAATTGGCAAGAAATAGAGGGAAAAGATTATTTTGTCACTCCTTTTAAAAAAGGAGAATCTGTTATTGAAATGTATGCTAAAGATGATACTTCTTGGATAGATGACTTGATCGGTCCCGATAACTCTCAAAAAATTCAAAAGTTGTTCGGACAACAAACTGCGACTGAGTTTTTTGGAAAACCAAGTAATGGTGCGGCAGTTAACCAGTTTATAAGCTTGGTTCAGACGATGAATGAAGAATTTAAAGGCTATCCAGTAGGTAGTTTATACTTGGGCGGAGATACAAATATTTATGGTTTTCAAATCACTTATGACCCAGGTTCTGGATTTTCATTTGTTGATGACTCTGGTGCGTTAATAAGCCCTGTTCAAGCCGAGTCTCCCGATGGTCGTTTTTATTTTGAACCCGGATATACTTCGTTAGACTCGCTTTTTGGATATCGGCAACATGATTTGGAAAGTAGAGGAATAATAGAAGTGGAAGAAAATATAAGGACCCATGGCTATCGAGGCGGATCAAGCGGAACTCAAGTCGATGCAGTCACAATAGATTTCAATAAACTAATGGAAGAATTGAACAATGGCAATCTTGCTGCTAGAGTTGATGAGAATGGGGATTACCACATTACTAATATAGGCTATTGATGTCTCTTCAATTATCAAAGCAAGAAATAATAAAAGAAATTCTTAAATCTGGAAAAGATCCTCTCTACTTTATAAACAACTATTGTAGGATCTCTCATCCTCTTAAGGGTTTAATTCCTTTTAATACCTATCCTTATCAAGACGAATTGATCAAGGACTTTAATGATTATCGTTTTACAGTTATTCTCAAAGCAAGACAGCTGGGTATCTCAACTATCTCGGCTGCTTATGCTGTATGGTTTATGCTATTTCACAAAGAAAAGAACATTCTTGTAATGGCAACCAAGTTCGGAACAGCAGCTAACTTAGTAAAGAAAGTAAAAATGGTAATGAAAAACCTTCCTCCATGGATGGCTATTGCCGACATCACAATCGATAACAGAACCTCATTTGAATTATCAAATGGTTCTACAATCAAAGCTGTCGGAACATCAGCAGACGCTGGTCGTTCTGAAGCCTTATCTTTGTTGATTATAGACGAGGCAGCACACGTTGATAACCTTGATGAACTTTGGGCAGGTCTTTACCCCACTCTATCAACAGGGGGTCGCTGCATAGCTTTATCAACACCTATGGGGGTTGGAAACTGGTTCCACAGAACTTATGTTGATGCTGAGAATGGAGATAACGAATTTCACCCTGTCTCATTGCCTTGGGATGTTCATCCTGAACGTGACATGAAGTGGTTTGCAAAAGAAACCAAGAACATGTCAAGAAGACAGATAGCACAAGAACTTGAGTGTAATTTTAATACATCTGGTGAAACAGTTATTCACCCTGATGATATAGCTTGGTTATTTGAACAACAACAAGAGCCTGAGTACAAAACAGGATGGGATAGAAACCTATGGATTTGGGAGAAGTATCAAGAAGGTGTTCCTTATCTTATGGTTGCAGACGTTGCTCGTGGAGATGGAGCAGACTCTTCCGTGTTTCACATCTTAAGAACAGATTCTATGAAAGTTGTTGCTGAATATCAAGGCAAACCCACAATGGATCACTTTGCACAAATCCTTGTTGATGCAGGAAAAGAATATGGAAACTGTCTTATGGTTATTGAAAACATAGGAATTGGAATTGCAGCTTGCGAGAAAGTAAGAGATCTCGGATATCCAAATCTTTATTATTCAATCAAATCAACACACGAATTTGTTGATTCTCTTGAAGGAGAATACAATGACAGTGCAGTTATCGGGTTTACGACCTCAGTTAAAACAAGACCTTTGATAGTTGCAAAGCTTGAAGAATACATAAGAAATAAATTGGTTAAACCAATGTCTTCTCGTTTATTTCATGAGGTAAAAACTTTTATTTGGAATAATGGCAAACCTCAAGCAATGCGTTCTTATCATGACGATTTGATAATGGCTCTCGCAATTGCTTGTTGGGTTAGAGACACAGCTTTGGAAGTTTCAGAGAAAGATAGGTTATATCAAGAAGCAATGATTTCGTCAATCAAATCCTCAACAACAACAATGAACACAGCCATTAAAGGAATGAGAGGATACACAGGAACTAAGACACAAGAATCTCTAGAAGAATTTCAAAAGACATATAAAGACTTTGCTTGGATTTTCAGAGGATAGCTTGACATTAGCTTTACTTTATGTTATAATAGAACTATTTACTACGAAAAGGATTAGCTATGCCCAAATACAAAAAGTCGCCTTACAATCCTCAATCGGATCTATTCAAGGCTCTTACAAAATTGTTTTCTGGACCGATAACCCAGAGAAGAACACAAACAGGTCGTCAATTACGAAGACGGCAATTGGACAACTATGCTACAAAGTTTCAATCAGCATCGGGCGCTCAGTTTAAAAAATGGGAATACAACCCAATAAACTCTGTTACTCTTAACATGATTTCAAACAGAAACAGAGCAGAGCGTTATGTTGACTTTGATGAAATGGAATATATGCCAGAAATAGCATCGTCCTTAGACATTTATGCTGATGAAATGACAACTCATACAGCTCTTCGTCCAATGCTAAATATCAAATGTGCTAACGAAGAAATAAAACACATCCTCCATAATTTATATCATAATGTTCTTAACATTGAGCACAACCTTTTTGGTTGGGCAAGAACAATGTGTAAATACGGTGACTTCTTTCTTTATCTTGATATTGATGAAGATATGGGAATTCGATCTGCTATTGGTCTTCCAACAAGAGAGATTGAACGTCTTGAAGGAGAAGATCAAGGAAATCCAAACTACGTTCAATACCAATGGAACACAGCTGGACTAACTCTGGAGAATTGGCAAGTTGCTCACTTTAGAATTCTTGGTAATGATAAGCATGCTCCTTATGGAACATCAGTTCTTGAACCTGCAAGACGAATCCATCGTCAACTTATTCTTTTAGAAGATGCTATGATGGCTTATCGTATTGTTCGTGCTCCTGAGCGTCGGTTGTTTAAGATTGACGTTGGTGGTATTCCTCCACAAGAAGTTGAACAATACATGCAAAAAGTTATGACCCAATTGAAACGACATTCTGTTGTTGACCCAACAACCGGTCGTGTTGATTTACGTTACAACCCTTTGTCAATTGAAGAAGATTATTATATTCCAATTCGTGGAGGTCAATCTTCAACAGACATTACCTCGCTTCCTGGCGCTTCCTATAATGGTGGTATTGATGATGTTAAGTATCTTAGAGATAAGTTATTTGCTGCTTTAAAGATTCCCCAATCTTATTTAACAATGGGTGAAGGTGCCTCTGAGGATAAAACCACATTGGCTCAAAAAGATATTCGTTTCGCCAGAACTATTCAAAGATTACAACGTGTAGCAATAGCAGAGCTAGAAAAGATTGGAATCATTCATCTTTATACTCTTGGTTATAGAAATGATGACCTATTAGCTTTCACACTTCAACTAAACAACCCATCAAAGATTGCTGAGCTTCAAGAACTTGAACACTGGGATAAAAAATTCTCTGTTGCTGGAAATGCAACAGAAGGATATTTCTCAAAACGCTGGATTGCGGAACACCTTTTCGGAATGTCAGAAGATGAATTTCTTCGTAACCAAAGAGAAATGTTCTTTGATAAAAAGTTCATGGCTAAACTTGAAGCTGCCGCATCTGGTGGAGAAGGTGGTGAAGACGCTGGTGGAGGAGGCGGTCTTGCCGGAGGTCTTGGAGACCTAGGCGGTGGCAGTGGAGACCTTGGAGGTGACCTAGGCGGTGGAGGTGAAGATTTAGGAGGTGACTTAGGTGACCTCGGCGGTGGAGACACCGGTGGAGGAGATGTCGGCGGCGACAAAGGGGGTGATACCGATCTGCTCGCCGAACCCTCTGCGAAACGTGATGACTCGCCTCCGTATGTCGATATTCCATCTAAACGTGGTCCATACAAATCGCACCAATCTTCCTATGATAAAGGCGGCATGAAGAAATCCATGCTTGGCTCAACAGGAATCGAAACCTCTCGGTCAACATCTCGCAACCTTTATAAAGGCTATGTTGGAAATGAATACTCACTATCTCAAGCAGCTGGTGGCTACTTAGAAGAAGAACAAAAATTAGAATCAGTATCTCGCGAAGTTGAGATGCTTATTGAATCTCTAAACAAAAAGGAAATTAAAGATGAAACATAATAAGAAAAGAAATACCGCTTTTCTTTACGAATGCCTAATCAAAGAAATGACCAAGGCCGTTGTAAGAGGAGAGCTTCAAAAGAAACAACAAATTGTTGAGACACTTAAAAGATTTTTCTCAAAAGGAAAACCTCTTTACAACGATCTCCAATTGTACAAACAACTAATGGAACCTCAAAAACTTGAGGAATCTCTTGGTCTTCGTTATATGAAAGAAGTAAAAGGAGACTGGGAAGCCCTAGACAGAAAAGAAATCTTTAACGAACAAACTGAATTGATAAAAGAGTTCAATCAAAATCTCCCAGAGGCATTTGGTAATTTTATTCCTAACTATAAATCAATTGCAACCGTGGGTCAATTTTTCCATTCTAATGGCCTCAAAGCAAAGACACGTTTGTTGATAGAGGAAGGAGTCAAAAGGCTTGTTATTTCGCATCCTCAAGCGATTAAAGAGGATAAAATGAAGCCTCTTGACAACCTTACATATAATACATTCGTTTCCAAATTTAATGACACATATAAAGAAACCCTTTTAAAAGAACAAAGAGAGTTATTAACCAACTTTATCACATCATTCTCCGATAATGGTTTGGGTCTTAAGATGTTTATGAATGAGGAACTGGGAAGATTAAAGAAAGAATGCGATCAACTATCCGAAAGCCAATGGTCAGATAAAATAAAACTAATTAAGGAAAAGATCGAAGGGTTTAAAGCAAAACCTTTGACCGAGGAAGTTGTAAAAGATGTTTTTCATATTCAACAATTATTAGCGGAGATCAAATAAATGTATAGACCACCACAAGATATTATAACAGACTTATTAAACGAAGACATTGGGATCGATATTCAAACGCCAACAGGTATCAACATTATGACCGAACCAGAAGAACGTGACTTGGATATAAAAATTCAAGGAGATAAAGACATTCATTTTACTGATCCTGGAATTGGAATAAAAATTGTCAATCCAAATGAAAGAACGACAAAATTTGAAATGAACATTCGCAAAGCTCTTAATGGAGATCTCCTTGTATTTGATCATGCTGACATTGATATTGTTCTTATGGTTGAGAAGAAGAAGTTGGTTGCTTTTCCAAAAGACCTAATGTCTGAGGTTGTGTATGGTGCTGAAGCTCGTCTGATGGAATGGATGAGAAAGAACGGTATCATTGAGTATGATTCAATTCAAGGTGGTAATGTTTATGGTTCTCTCGAAGGAAAGATTCACGAATCAAAAGAAAGAGATTCAATTAAATCAACCATCTATCAATTGTCTGAATGGATAAAGTCCGAAGCTCCATC